GTGCGCGTTGCCGATGTGACTTTGAAATTCAGTCCTTCTGCTTGCAGCCTCCGCAAATGTTCGCGGGCCAGCTTCGCTGTTTGGGGCTCAAGCGTGGCGATGTTCTTTTCACTTCTCGGATCGGCTTGCCACTCGCTTGCTTTTGCTTCGCTTGTCGCGGTCCCGCTGGTGCTCGGCGCGGCTGTGGATTTCGGTGTGGATGAGGCCGAGGAGTTCGGCAAGGTCGGTCGAGGGCCATTTGCGGATCGCCGCTGCCAGAGTTTTTGGAACCATGTGATAAGCGTTTTCATTAGAAATCGGCCCCGCCTTTAACGCCGATAAATGTGATGCCTTTTTTAAACGAGCCTTTGACCACGAGGCGGATCGAGGACAACAAGCGCGCAAGGAAGGGCCGCGTGTCAGATGGCGCGGGCTTGCGCGACAACGCCGCGCGCAGCCACCACGGTTTTATTTCACCCATCCGCTTGCCAATGCGCGCTCGCGTGAGCCGAAAGGACGCGAGAAGTAGACGAAGTAGACTTGCTTCTCGAAGTCGATGCCGCCGTTGAATTCCCACCCGCTTTTGCCGAGTGGCAATCCGCCTCCCGGCGTGATTGGCGAAGTGGCGCAGCCGCTAACTAAACCAGCGCAAACGCACAGCAGGGCCGTTAGGGCCAGCCGCATACGCATCCTTTCAGCTTTTGCGAAAGACGTTGATGAGGCCGACAAGGGCCAGCCCCGCCGCGACAATGGCCTCGCCCTGCGAAGGGTCGAGCTTCAAGCCGAGGGCGGTAGCGACCATGATGAGGCCGCGCCAGGTGGAGTTTTCTTTGAGGCGGTCGATGACGTAACTCATACCCCGCCAGGGGTGTCAAAGCCTACCCGGCGAGATCAGCAACCGCCTCCGCGCTCGCCTCTTCAAACGATGCCGCAGGGCTTCCAAAGCTGGCCGCAGGCGCGGGCGTTGGATTCATGGCCCACGCCAGCATCACGGATTCCAAAAACTCTTTGCACGCGGTCATCTTCGGCCCCAAAGGCTTGCCTGCTTGCATGAGGGCCATTTCAAGGCGTTGCAGTGCGGCGATTTGGTAGGCGCTGAAATACTTGGCGACTACTTGCTCTGCCGTGAAAGTCTCCACGAAAGGCACAGGCGGCGGCGGGATCACATAGTCCGCATCCACAGGCAACGCCGCTTCAATCATGCTTTTGACCGTGGCCTCGTCCAAGGCGTCCAGTTCGGGGCCGTCAGTCGCCCACAGGGTCAATCGTGTCGGCCAGCCCACCTCGACCACCTCCACCTCGCCCGTCTCGCTGTCGCGCTGCATCTGGTAGCTGAAGCCGTGCCATGTGCGGCCTTCGATGGCGCGGGGCTGGTCAAGGAGGACGTTGTAGATTTTTTCGGAATTCATATTAGGCGACTCGGTAAAATGCTGTGACGCGCCACTCAACCGTCTCCCCTGTGGCCCCCGTGACCTCGCACTGAAGTGCCTCGTTTGTGTCATCCGCCGTGAACGAGTAAGTCCACGTTGGGGAGCCTGCACTTTGGTCGGGCGCGACTTCTTGCACGGTTCCAATGAGCGAAGTGTTGTTGCTGCCATCGCGGCGGATGCCGAGGAAGCGGCGGGCGACCAGCCATTTATCCTGCGTTGTAGCGCGGCGGGCAACGAGGAGAATGTCCACGGCCAGCGCGGTGGAGGCGGCGATGGTGAAGCGATTCGTCGCAGTCGCATCCAAGTTAAGGATTAGCGGGGTGGCGTTGGTGGTTTGGCCACCCCAATACACGGAATTGAAGGCGGATGTGGCAAATTGGCCGCGCAGCCCTGCAACAAGTTGAGTTCCCAAAGCAACAGAATTAACCGCGTTGGCCGAAGAAGCGTATCCCACAGCCGTAGATTGCGCGGCGTTGTTGGCGCACTCTCGACCGATTGCCACGGTAAAGTTTGAACCAGCTGTTCCAGCCCCAAAGCCGATGGCAATGCTGGTGCTGCCTCCTGCAAATGCTCCGTGGCCCAAGGCAACGCTACTAGCTCCGCCTGCCTGAGAACCAGCCCCAACAACTACAGCATTAGATCCCGAGGCAACATGGTTCGCTGAAGTCCGCGATGGCACAATACAAACCGCATTGTCTCCTCGCGGGTTTCCTCCTCCAGTGGCCGTGCCGTCTGGTCGTGCAGGGGAGACAATGAATGATCCCGCGCCTTTGTTGAGGAGCACAAGAGACGAATTAGTGTCGGGCGCGGCATTGGCAAGGGCTACGTTGTTCTGCATCGCCACCACAGTCCCCGCCGTGATGTTGGTCGTAAAGTTGACCGCTGCTCCACCGCTTGTTGTGGAAACCTTAAAGGTGTCGCCAGAGATGTCGCGGACGAAATAGTTGGTTGTGGCTGCGGTTAGGCCGCTGCCGCCTGTGAGTGTTGGGAAGCGGACGCCTTGGTTGGCCGTGTAAGCGTGGCCGACTGCGGTGATAATGTCCGTGCCTGCATCGCCTGTGATGTTGATGGGCGAGACGGTATCTTCGATGACGAGGCCGCTCGCCTGCAACGTGCTGCCTCCCGTGCCGTCACTCCGCAAAATAGAATTGTCGGTGGAGCCTGTGCCGCCGCCGACTCCCGCTGTCACCGCTTGCCATGACCCATCCCCTCGCAAAAAGTTTGACGCACTCGGAGTCCCGCTGCCCATTCTCGCCACAGCAAGCGTCCCGCTGGAAATGTTGCTGGCGTTGGTGGTATCCGTGGTTGCCGAGGCGGCGAGGCCCAAAGTAGTCCGCTGTGCCGCTGCGTCTGCGTCATCGAGGAGAGCCTTGCCTGCTGTCGTGATGTCGCCGCCGAGCTTGGAGGTTCCGACTACGCCCGAATCAATCGTCCATGTCGCGCCCGATGCGCTGACGGTGATGTCGCCCTTGTCGCCGTCTGTGACGCCTGCGCCCGTAGCCGACAACTCCCCCGCCGACAAGCTCAAGCCCGAGCCGATTTGGATCTCCTCGATGGCCCCTGTGCTCGCGGTCGTGCGGCCTAAAATTCTTGCGGTGGCTTGCGTGAGGCCGCTGGTGGTGATGGAGCCAGAGGCGGCTGCGCCTGTAACGTCTGCGAGAACGTGGGTATGACGATTTGTTCCGTCTTCGGTCCAACTGTCGTTAGATGTTGATGCGGCAATGTAAGTCGCTCGCTGACCGTTTATAAGGCTATTAGCCAAAAAACTACCATTGCCATTGCGAACGGGCATTTCTCGCCCCGTGAAAGTTGTGAACCGAATTTGCACAACATCGCCAGCCTGCACATTTGTTGTTGGTAGCTGGACGTTTGGTGTTGGCGTATTAAACGTGTTGACTGTGACCGTGTAAATCTTTGCGCGGGCGGCGGTGAGCGTGACGTTGGCGGTAATTGTGCCGAGGTCTTCGGTGACAAAGATCGACTGCGCCCCAATATCGCTCGGAGCCAGCGCATCCGTGCCGCCTGTGGCGTGGGAGGCTTTGTGCGCGAGGGTGCTGCTTGGCGTCCTCGCATCACTCAACCGCGCATCGTTCCCCTCGCAAAAGCTCCCTGCCGCCGTGCCGAAAGAACCCGCCTCGACTACGCCGTTGGTGCCTGTTTTTAAGGGGAGGTTGGCGGTGGTGCCGACATTTACTTGGGAGCCTGTGTGGGTGTGATTTGCCACGGGCTGAAGCGTCCAAACGCCGCTTAAAAGGCGGAAGCGCCATGCGCCAGCCGTGGTGGTCGTGACTACGGACTCGGTTGAGCCGATGTAGCTACTTCCTGTCCAGATATAGCGTTGGATGATTAACGTCTGCCCATTCCCAAACCCCGTTGCACTGATAAACAAATCGTCGCCATTCTGCGCCGAGTCTGTTGTTAGGCGGGGCAGCGTAATTGTGCCTGTGATGTTGTTTGCTGGTGTGGTGGCATTTAGCTGCACGTTGCGCCCTTGCGCGAGCGTGTAGGTCGAGGTGCTGTAAAATCCATGCTCGCGGGTTTCCAGCGCCCACGCCGCCCCGATATCACTGGGAGCCAGCGCATCCGTGCCGCCTGTGGCGTGGGAGGCTTTGTGTGCAAGGGTGCTGCTCGGTGTCCTCGCATCCGAAAGCCGCGCATCATTCCCCTCGCAAAAGCTCCCTGCCGATGTGCCGAAGGAACCCGCCTCGACTACGCCGTTTGTGCCCGTTTTGAGCGGGAGGTTGGCGGTGGTGCCGATGGCTCCCGAGTTGGTTAGGTTGCCGTGGGTGTGGGAGGATGCGGCAAACGAAAAGCTGTCGGTCAAAGCGGCTGTGCCTAAATTTTCCGTGGTGCTGCGGGCCAGTTTTTCAAGCGATGATTGCGTCACCGTTGCTCCATCCGGAAGAACTTGCGGGGATCGATCGTCGATATATTGCTGGCCCCACGGAGATGTTGCGTTTTCTTCTTGTCCAGATGCCTGTGTTACTGTGTTTTTGATTAAATAATACCCGCTAAGTTGTGAATTGTATTCTAACTTTGTATTTTTGCGCGTTCCGGGGCGATAGTAAGTAAGCCTTCCGGCGACCATTGTGCCATCGGGAACATAGATACCATTCAAAGAAGCGTCTTCGGTTTGGACTATGGCGGCACTCGCCATGATTTGATCGGCTTCGCCGTCTTGGTGCTCCGTAGCGTGAAGCGTTTCGGCGGCTCCTACGTCTGCCGCGCTCAAGGAAACCACGCCCGTTTCCCCATTCACGCTGGACACGCCGCTCGCCGGGGCTGCGCCCCATTCGGGGATGCCGCTGGCGGCGACTTTGAGGATTTGTCCGCTTGTGCCGATGGGGAGGCGTTGGCCTCCCGTGCCATCGCGGTAAAGCATATCCCCGGTCTGCGTAAGCGTAGTCAGCCCTGCCCCGGCAGCGCCCTGCGGCCCCTGCGGGCCTTGCTCGATGACCTTAATGACTTCGGTCGCCGCGCCCGTGCGTATTGTAATCGTCTCGCCCATGTGATTAGCGGGTAATCTCGCGGCTCACGACAGCGCGGCCTTCCATCAGTCTGCGGACAGCGCCGGATGGGTTTACGACTTCAAGGTCGTAAAGGTAGGTTGCCGCCGTAATGGTCGCAGACGAGATGGCTGAATAGGAAAGTCCGATCACGCCGTTGCTGGCAGCGGTTAGCGTGCTGGTCGCGGTCGATAGCGACACGGTGGGCGATGCGGCCTCTGCCGTGGTGCGAAGCATCATGCGCGCCGTCCAGCCTGTGAGGTTCACGGGGTCGCCGTCTGCCTCCCAGAGCAGGGTTGTGTCCCACGTTTGCCCTTGCGGCAAACAAAGATCCACTTGCGCGGGGCACTTGCCGTAAAGCTCACTCATTGTCCATTCCCCCCTCTGCGATAGTAGTCGGCCTCGAGCCGCTCAATGCGCGGCGTAAAAGAGTCTAGCTGCTCGTCGTGGGCGCTGACGTTGGCCTGCAATGTCGCGGCCCACCAAACAACCGCCACAGTCTGCACGAGGAGAACCACGGCGAAAGAGGCCAGGGCGATGTTGACGTTGCGGCGTTCGGAGTCGCTCATTTGTAAAGCGGAAATTTGTAAAAGTTTGTGCCTTCAGTGACTTGAATCCACCTGACTACGTTTGTGGTATTAGTCGGCGCGTTTGTGGTTAGCAAATACGGCCCAGCCACCAGATCGCCGTCCCCTGCCGACAGCGCAACAGCATCGTTTGCGTTATCGTAAAGTTCGTATGCACGTTGCACAGGTATGGCATTTGTGCCTTCAAGTTCCAGCGCAATGCGAAATGTGTTGCGGTTTGTGTTGGTGAGGCCGCTCCACGGCAGGCCGATGGCGCTTCGGAAATTTGTGACGTTGGTGTTGGTGAGCCATGTTGCGCCTAGTTCGAGGTTGGTCCTTACTTGCGCGGCCACGGTATTTGTCGAAAAGCTGAACGCATTGGTCCAAACCACATTGGTTGCGGCAACGATCTCGCCGTTCGTCGTATTGTATCCAAGCGTCTTGATCGTCTGCCCGTAGCCGGTGGCCGCGCAGAGGGCGAGTAGGAGGGTGATAAGGGTTTTCATGTTTTAGGCTTTGGTCGCTGTCAGCACGCCATTTGGGTCAACGCTCACGGTCCAGGTTCCGCCTGCCCCGTCGGTGAAGTTGAGGCTGCTAACGCTGGCCCCTGTCGGCGCGGGCTGCGGCGAAGTGCTGGCAATGATATCGTCGGAAATATTGCACGTTGTCTGATAAGTCTGGCGGCGTGTGCCGTCGGACACTTCAACCTCAAACTTGAGGTTGCTAGTCGTGCCTGCCGCGATCAGTGCGGCGATCTCGTTGGTGTTGAAGGACAGATTTGCTTTTAGTCCTTTGGGAGCAGCCAGCGCGCTGCTCACCGTCATCGGGTCAAAATTGATGTTGGCCTGCGTGTTGGCAAAGGTGAACACAAGCCCCTGGGAATAGCTGCCCGTGACAATGATTTGCGGCGAGCTCGCAACGGCAATGCCTGCCAGCACAAAGGCGTTTTGCACATCGGCGGCGTTGGCGTTGTAATCAATCTGCGGCGTTGTTATGGCCGGCAGGGCTGCGGTCCCGCCGCCAGAAGTGACCGCCGCGCTAATAGCCGTCCCGTCCTCGGTTGTCGAAATTCGGAACGTGTCTTTGGTGCGCTGCACCACGATGTAGGTGGTGTTGCTAAAAGTGCTGCCGCTAATGCTAAAGGCCGAAAGGGTGAC